ATTTACAACTGGTGTTATTGATGTAAAAAATGATGGTTCTCAATCAGAAATAAGATTATATTGTGAAAGTTCAAATGCTCACTATGCAGCTTTAAGAGCGCCTGCTCACTCATCATTCTCAGGCAATCAAGCTTATGTTTTACCAGGTTCTGCTGGTACATTAATTGGTAGTGGTGATACTGATACAGTAACAAACACCATGATAGCAAACCCTACAATTACTTTAGGTTCATCTACTTTAACATTAGGTGCAACTACAACAGCGATTGCAGGCGTAACTCAATTAGATGTAGATAATATTAGAACAAATGGTAATACTATTTCATCAACTGATACAAATGGTAACATTGTTTTAGACCCTAACGGTTCTGGAACAGTTGATGTAAACTCTAGCAGAATTACAAGTGTAACAGACCCGACAGGCGACCAAGACGCTGCTACAAAAGCATATGTGGATAGTGTTGCTAACGGATTAGATGTTAAAGATTCAGTAAGAGTTGCTACAGCAGCTGCTTTAGCGGCCGTAACTTACAATAACGGTAACGGTACTTTAACTGCTGACGCTAACGGAGCATTATCAGTTGATGGTGTTACACTATCAGTTAATGATAGAGTTCTTGTAAAAGACCAAGCTAGTGCAGTACAAAACGGTATCTATAAAGTAACAGCAACTGGTGGTGCAAGTGCAGTATTCGTACTAACTAGAACACCAGACGCAGACACAGCCGCTGAATTAACAGGCGGTACTTTTTTCTTTGCTGAAGAAGGAACAGCAAACGCTGATAACGGTTATGTATCAACACATAACGGTACACCAACTTTTGGTTCTACATCAATTACATTTGCTCAGTTCTCTGGTGCAGGTCAAATCTCTGCTGGTAACGCATTAACAAAAACAGGTAATACTTTAGATGTTGCAGTAGATGATTCATCTATCGAAGTAAGTTCAGACGCATTACAAGTAAAAGCTTCAGGTATTACAAATGCCATGTTAGCAGGTTCAATTGCGGCTTCTAAACTTGCAGGTTCAATTGGTAATTCTAAATTATCAAACTCTGCTATATCATTTACAGACGATAGTTCAACAGCAGTTAGTGTATCATTAGGTACAGCTTTAGCAATAAACGGTGGTGAAGGTATTGACGCAACAATTTCAGCAGGTAGAATTTCTATCGCAGGAGAATTAGCAACAACTTCAAATAAAGGTGTCGCTTCATTTAGCTCAGACAATTTCACAGTTAGCTCGGGGGCGGTAACAGTTACAACGATTGACGGCGGAACATTTTAATTAGTCGTCAACTGAATAAGGAATATTATTAATGGCGACAATTATAAAACTAAAAAGAGGTACATCAACACCAACTACAAGTGATATTGTTAGTGGTGAGATTGCCGTTGATACTTCAGCTCAAAAAATTTTTATAAATGATAGTGGTTCTATTAAAGAAATAGGTAACGCTTCAAGTGGAGGCGGTGGTTCTCAAAATGTATTTTCTACCATTGCTATGCCAGATGGTTCAACAACGGTAGCGGCTGATTCTACAACTGATACATTAACTTTAGCTCAATCAGGTTTAATTAGTATTACAGGTAATTCAGGTACAGATACAGTTACAATCGGAACACCAAATACTGCTCAGATACCTTTTTTAAAAGCAGATGGTTCTAGTTCAGATATTGACTTACAAACTTCAGGTGCTATATCAGATATTTTAAGTAACCTACATATACCATTTACAAAAGCAGATGGTACAGATGTAACAACATTGGTGGTAGCATAAGATGGCAAATAAAACTCCAGTAAAAGCGACCTTTACAGGTTCTAATGTAACAGGACTTGCAGAGTTTCAAAGTTCAGATACAATCGCAATCGCTGATGGTGGAACAGGTTTAGGTTCAGTAGGTTCAGCAGGACAGGTTTTAAAAGTAAATAGTTCTGGTAATGCTTTAGAATATGGTAATGTAGAGGCCGTTATTAATATTGATGGTATGACAGACGGCTCTGGTATTACACTTGCAGACGCTGATAAATTTGCAATATCAGACGCAGGCACAGAAAAGTTTATAACAGCGAGTAATATTAAGGGTTATATCGCTGGTTCAACCATAAATTTTACTGGAACAGTACAATTAGACGGCGCTGAAATATCAACTAAACCATTTGCAATTGCTCAAGCTGTCGCATTAGGATAAGGATAAATAGTTTTATGGCAAACCCAAATACAAGAGAAACATTAAAACAGTACGCTTTGAGAAATCTAGGTAAACCTGTAATAGAAATCAATGCTAGTGATGAACAACTAGAAGATAGAATTGATGAAGCATTACAGTATTACGCTCAATATCATTATGATGGTATTAGAAGAACATATCTAAAATATAAATTAACATCAGCTGATAAAACTAGATTATCAAACACTAACGCAATATCAGAAAGTGCTACAGATGGTTCAGTTACCACTACATGGAACGAAGACCAAAATTATTTAATTGTACCACAATCAGTTGTTTCAATCATTAATATTTTTCCTTTTTCAAATAAAGGTAATCTAAACTTATTTGATGTAAGATACCAATTAAGATTAAATGACCTTTATGACTTTTCATCTACAAGTATTATAAACTATGATGTTGTATTAAGACATTTAGATTTTTTAGACCATATTTTAGTAGGTGAAAAACCATTAAGATTTAATCAACACGATAACAGACTATACATTGATATGGACTGGACTAATGATTTAGCTACAGATGAATATATCGTAATCGAGTGTTATAGAAAACTAGACCCCGAAACTTTTACAGATGTTTACAATGACATATATTTAAAAAGATATGTTACAGCATTATTTAAAAAACAATGGGGTGCTAACTTATCAAAATTTGGTGGCGTTGCTATGGTTGGTGGCGTAACTTTAAATGGTCAACAAATCTATTCAGAAGCATTGCAAGAAGTTGACAAGTTAGAACAAGAGATACGAAGTACATACGAGTTAAATCCAGCAATAATGATAGGATAATGTCATGGCAGTTAATCACCACTTTCAAGGCGGAAACGGCATTGGCAATACCAACGAAAAAAAACTCTACGAAGATTTAATTATCGAAGGCCTAAAAATTTACGGCCATGATGTTTACTACTTACCAAGAACACTTGTCAATCAAGACCTAATATTAGGTGAAGATAGTCTATCAAAATTTGATGACTCTTATCTAATAGAAATGTATGTAGAAACAACAGAGGGTTTAGCTGGCGAACAAGAATTAATTAATAAATTTGGTTTAGAGATTAGAGAAGAAACCACATTTATGTTATCTAAGCGAAGATGGACAAATGCTGTAGATAGTGAGCATACAATGATAAAAGAGGGTAGACCAAATGAAGGTGATATTATTTACTACCCATTATTAAACAAGTTTTTTGAAATAAGTTTTGTAGAAGACCAAGAGCCATTCTTTCAATTAGGTAACTTACCTGTTTACAAGTTAAGAGCTAGAACATGGGAGTATAGTTCAGAAAGATTAAATACTGGTGTTACAGATATTGATAGTGCTGAAGACGCATTTAGTTTAGACCAATTAGCACATCAATTTATGTTAGAAGATGGCACAGGTGCTTTACAATTAGAAAATGATAGTGTAAGTGGTGATAAAAATTACTTTATCAATGAAGAATATAATATACAAACACAATCAACTTATGCAGATAATTTAGATTTAGATAGTCAAGCAGGATTTAACACAGCAGATACTTCAGATGACATACTTGACTTTACAGAAAGAAACCCTTTTGGTGAGGTAGATAGTTAATGTTTGGACATTTTTATAATCAAGGTATGAGAAAGATGACCATTGCGTTTGGTCAAATCTTTAACAACATACAAATTAAAAGAACAGGCTCAGATAGTACAATACAATCTATTAGAGTGCCTTTAGCATATGCACCTAAAGAAAAGTTTTTAGTTAGATTAGACCAACAGCCTAACTTAGATGAAAGAGAATTTGCAATTACATTACCTAGAATGGGTTTTGAAATTTCAGGTATTGAATATGACGGTAGTAGAAAACTAACTAAAATACAAAAGTTTAAATCTGTAAAAACTGGCTCAGATGGTCAAGTTATGAATTATAATTATATGCCTGTACCTTATAATATATCATATAATCTATATTGTTTTACAGCAACTGCTGAAGGTGGCTTACAAATTATTGAACAGATTTTACCATATTTTCAACCAGACTATACTGTAACTATTAATGTTGTGCCAGAAATGGGAATAAAAAGAGATGTTCCTGTGGTACTAAATAGTGTTAATTATGAAGATAGTTACTCTGGTGATTTTACAAGTAGAAGAGCAGTAATATATACATTAGGTTTTACAGCAAAGACTTATTTGTACGGACCTGCTTCTACACAAAAAGTTATCAAAGAAACTCAAGCAGATTTACATACAGATTTACCAGCTGCTACTAGAGAAGAAAGAATTGTAGTAGTTCCAAACCCTACCTCGGCTGACGCAGATGATGATTTTGGTTTTACAACCACCATATCATTTTTCCAAGATGGTAAAAATTATGATAAAACTAGAGATGAGGATGTATAAATATAAGTAATAGAGAGAGTACAAACTATGACAATTAGTAAAATTAAAGAAAATTCATTAGCCGATAGCGCTGTTACAGCAGATAAATTAGGTTCAAATTCTATCA